TCAACTGGTTCTTCTGTATGTTTATAATTACACTTTAAAATTTAATTCTTCATTATATCTGCGGGATATTTAATCATAAATTTAAAAGGCTAAGTTGTTTAAACCTAGCCTTTTAAATTTATATATTAAATTAGAAAGATCTAAAAATTCCTACAAGTTTGCCTATTATATTACACTCATTTGTTAATAATGGCTCCATAGCATCATTTTCAGGTTGAAGTCTTATATGATCTTTTTCTATAAAATATCTCTTTATATTAATATAGCCATAAATTGCAACTGCCACTATATCTCCATTTTTTGCTTTGTCATCTTTTTCTATTATCGCCAAATCCGATTCTCTAATTCCTGCATTAATCATACTATCATCTAAAACTCTAACCATAAATAACTCCCTATCATGTTTTATAAAGTCTAGCGGTAGTGGAAACGTATCTTCAATATTTTCCTTAGATAGTATCGGCACTCCATCTACTACCTTATTTATTATCGGGATATCAATCATTTCTCTTTTATGTGGTGAATTTTCTAATATTTCCAAAGCCCTTGGCTTAGACGGATCTCTTTTTATTAATCCTTTCTTCTCCAATCTTTGTAAATGACCATGAACAGTTGATGTTGATGCTAATGAAACAGCTTTACAAATTTCCCTAACTGATGGTGGATACCCTTTACTTTCAACATATTCTTTTAAAAATTCATATACCTCTCTTTGTTTACTTATTCCCTCTTCCATATTATTCATCCCCTTTTGTCAATTCTTATGCGAATGTATATTCGTACGAATGTATGTTTGCTTATATATTACTACTTTTTACTTCTTTTGTAAATAACAAAAGAGACCTCATGGCCTCTATTAGATGAATTAATCTTTATCTTTCATATAATGCTTGCAATCTTTCCTGGATTTCTTTAAATTCTTTTTTATCAAACTCTAAAGTACTGCCATTTAATCGTCTGAAATATAAACCTTTGTTCTTTTCGTTTCTATCTTTACGCTCATATCTTGTTGATGCTAAATGAAATTTTATTTTTTTCCCATCCTTTTGCAGTTCTAGCTCATCATGAAATGCTCTACTAGTCACCTTTACAACTTCAAAATCTTTAAATTCTTCTGATATAATCTTCTCTAGTTTTTTCTCTGTATCGCTAAATATTTCTGAAACAACTTTTTCTTTTGCTTTCATTATTTCTAGCATAATACTCCTCCTACGTTTCTTAATTTCTTTATAGTAATTTTATACTATTTCTGTATTAATAAAAAGACCAGGATAATTAAATATCTTGGTCTTTAAACTGGTTATTTAATAGCAGCAATATTAATCCAATTAGGATCTATTGGCTTAGGTCCTGTGGAAATTAAAGATTGTACTATATCTAAGTTTCTAACAGTAATATCTTTAGCTTTAAGCATTGTGTAAATAGCATGCGCATCATTTTTGAATTTCTTATGTTCATATTGCTTTACGCTCTTTTCTAAGTAGTATCTTATAGCTAATATCCTTTCTCTGCTAAGTTCCTTATTTCTAAGATTATCATGAAATAGTTTTTGAGTATAATTATATTTCATTTCTACCTTTAAGGGCCTTATCTTGTGTCTGTTCATATCCTCTATTACCATCTCCGCTGTTATAACTGACCTAGGCAATAGATTAAGCTTTCTTAAGCTTAGACTTGTGAATAATTTTATTACAATCGGTAAAGCTAATAACGTGATTATAGTTTTCATATGTATATCACTCCTTATAATAATTTCATCGTGTTACTCTAATAGTGTGATATTCTATGATGAATTAATCAACATAACTATTTCCTCCTCTTACTGTTTTGCATACTGCTTAAGCTTTGGTTGAGTTTAAAATTTATCTTAAGTAATATGTAATTCAAAGTATAGGAATATCTGTTGTGTTAGGTATTGGATATGTTGTAGGGGAATATAAATTCTCCCTACAATCCAATATTTTAAAGTATTGGTATGCCTACATTTCTATATCTCAATAAAATAGAAAGTATGCTGAAATAAAAGAAAGTTAGAATAAAAAAGAATATAAATTATTGTAATGTAGATCAGTATATAAAACTTCAAAGTTGGACGAGTTATAACGAATATCATTTAGGCTTGGCCGTGATATTATGACAATCGGGAAAGTACCGTAACATTGCTTTTGAAGTGTACCTTCTTTATATAATTTTTCATAAAGTTGCATTTTTGAGTTAGGAGTGTAATGAGTGTAATCAACTTCTAATATAATGAAATATAAATTCTTTTCATAAATAAATTCTATATAGGCGTCTGGTCTTATTAAACCTTTAAGATACTGTGGCTGAATCTTAAACTTTCTAATACTGGCGCCTTTCCTTTTAATTATTTTTAGAAAATCATACACCAATAAATCATGATCTTTTAATTTTCTTTCATTATAATATATCTTTTCTCTTGTTAATTGACTTACATAGCTTTTTAATAATTCCATCTCTTCTAATTGTTTTAATCTTCTTCGGCAACTTTCATAAGTTCTATTAAAAAATAATTCTGTAGCCTGTGGCACAGATATCGCTTTGTAGTCTTCAACCCATTTTAAAATTTCTCTATCCCTCTCTGTTAACATTTTCTATATCCTCCAAACTTATTACTCCTTTACGCATTCTTTTCTTTTCTACAGGCTTAATTGGATCTTCTTCTATATCAATTATTTGGGGTTGTTCAATAGAATAAATTTTATTATTAATTTTCTTAACATTAAGTATCTCTTGTTTTTCTTTCTCTGCAGGTATTCTAATTTCAGGAACATATTTATTTAATAGAACAAAATCATCGTCTATATATGGAACTTTAATTTTTATCTCTCCATCATTGCCGCATACAATACACTCGCCTCTTTTAAGTTTCATAGCATTATTAGAGTTTATTACATTTTGTGAATCAATTATTGAATTCTGATGGAATGTGATTCTAGTCATTTGGCTCTTTACATCGGTATCCAAATTAGTTGCAGTTGTTCTTTGTAATGCTCCGATTAAATGAACTCCTACGCTCCTACCGGCTTTTGCAATCTTCCAAATTTGCTCCCATACAGGCAATTCCATTAATTCTGACATTTCCTCACATATTAGAATAACTCTTTTCATTCTTCTATTAGGAAAGTAACTATTCCATTGTTGTATGTTTCTTATACCATAAGCTTTAAACAAATTGCTTCTTTCTTCCATTTTCATTCTTACTTTATTAATGGATATCATTAATTCTGCTGGATTATATGCGACCATTTTTACAGGCCCACAATCTGCAAATGATGAAATTTCTCCTTTAATAAGTTGAGTGAGGTATAATTCAATATCTTTAGGTGAATTGTATATTAGATTAGTAAGAATACATGCTAAAAGCATTGATTTACCATATCCAGTGGCACCAGCTATTAATAACATTGGATGCTTATTCAGATCTATACAGTAGCTTTGACCTTTATAATCTTTTCCAAAATATAATTGGTGAGATTTACATTTAACTGGCTCAAACATAAATTTATCTAAGTCCTTATTAACTACATACATTTTTATATAGTTTTGGAAAGTATTCTTTTCTATTTGGACTGTTGAATTTAAATTACATTCTAAAATATTTAATTTACTTTCTAAGTGCTCTACACTCAAACCTTTCACATTGTTTAAATAACACACATATCCATAACCTTTAGGCTCTATTTTATATATTCTATAGGTTTCTTCATCCTTATTTTTTATTCCAGTTTTCAGCATTACTTCATTGAAACTATTCTTAAATTTTCTTTCTTCCGCTGCGTTTAAATAGTTATATAAATATACACTTCCAACTGCTAATCCTAACTCTACAAACATTACTTATGCACCTTCTTAAAATTACTATCTGTAACCTTAACTATTGCTAGTGCAATAACCGAACTATATAAAATAAATCCTTCAAATGCTCCATACCCAAAAGCTCCACCTAAATGTTTGCAATTGCTATATATGAAATTTAAAATTTGTAAATCTAAATTAAACATGCTCCTTCTCCTTTCTCATATATCTTTCAGTATAATATATCTCTCCAAGTATTTGTTTTATTTCAGCGCCCCTATCTTCTAATTCATATAGGCGTTTATATAGCTCCATTTCCTTCGTAGATGTTGTTTTGAAACTCAATGGTATTATTAAAGGCTTATCCATTTCTTGACTCCTTTTTGATTAATCTTTAGTTAAAATATATGTATGAATTAATCAAAAGTTTCCTATTACTCAAAAAAAATTTCTAAATCTAATTTTTATTTTCTAATTCTAAATTTACGTAAAAAAGAAGACCCTTATTCTTTAGGATCTTCTTCATAATACACAATATCATTAATATCTATATTTAATTTTCTGGCTATATTAAACAAAGTATCAATAGTCAATTTATCTTTGTTATTTTCTAATCTGCTATAGTAACTATTCCCTATTTCTAAAAAACTTGCAAAATCCTTTTGTTTTTTATATCCTAATCCAAGTCTTATTTCCAATAATTTATTTTTTACCCCCATAATACCACCTCACAATGTATATTTTACCATGTATTGGAAATAATTAAAATATTATTATAAATTGCGAGGTATATTATGGACTTTATTTCGAACAAATCTCATTTCTATATAGTACTAGCTATTGTAATTGCTACTTTAACTCTATGTGGATATGTAAGCCCTTTAGTTTTATATGGTATATTAATAGATAGAATAATAATTTACTCAACAAAAAAGCTAGAAATTTAATTCTAGCTTTTAGTTTATTGTATTGTATCTAACGTTGGTGTGAACTTTCCATTTTTTAATTCAGAAAACAATGAACCATGTAAGTCACCATTCTTATCTTTTACGTCTACAATTATCTTACTTATACCTATTTCTTTCATTCTTGTTTCTTTCATTACTGCCAATTCTGCACATTTTCTTTCTGTTGCGTCTATATTATATAGCAATCTCATAGTTATAAAAATAGTTTTTTGCTTATCAACCCCTGATATTAGATCAACTTTCATATCTGGGAAACTATTTTCAATTTCTTGGGTTAAATCTGAATATAATTGTTTATTTTGTTCTGATTGCATTTTAGATTCTTCTAAGTAATCATTCTTTTCTTTCTTTAGCCTTTCCATATTTGTTTTTATATCTTTCTTTTGATCTTCACTCATTGAATTGTATTTTTTATTCAAATCATCAAATATAGTATAATCATTTCCTGTAAAGTTTTTATAAGCTTTTTCCAATACTTGCGATTCTTCTTTTGTAGGGCTATATCCTTTCTCTACATGTTTAGTATTTGTTGTATTAGTTTTAATTTGTTCTTTTTTATTAGAATTAATGCTGATAACACATATAACTGCAATTCCAATAACAATTATAAATATTCTCAATATAGTTTTATACTTATTATCTTTTAATTTCTCATGTAAATCATTATTCACTATTATCCCCCCTAGACTTATATACCATAATTGTATATTACTTGATATCTTTGTCAAATACAATAATAACATTATGAAAGAAAGTCATATAAAAATAGATTTGGTAGTAATTTTATTGTTATTATGCATATTTTTTAATTATTTACAAATAATATAACTGCTCAAACCTAGAAATTATACACAACAAAAGAGATAGCAATTCCTCAGTCTCCCAGCTATCTCTTTTCTATATTGCTGCTATTTTTTCTTACTACTTTCACCAGGTATATCCGCTGTTTTATCTACTGGTTTCGTGTTAAATGTAATATCATTACCATTTGATGTAGCTATTATAGTCCCTTCTAAATCTGTTCTAAATACATTGATATTCTTAGCGTTGAGCTTATCTATAGTTTCTTTATGTGGATGTCCATAATCATTATCTTTACCACAACTTATAATTGCATATTTAGGATTTACTTTATCTAAAAACGCTTGAGTTGTAGACGAATGGCTTCCATGATGCCCAACTTTTAGAACATCAGCCTGTATATCTAATTGTTTTTGTAGCATCTCGCCCTCACTTATATCCTCAGCATCTCCCATAAATATAAAAGAATTATTGCCATATTTCAATTTACATACTATTGAATAATTATTTAAATCATCATACTTATCACTATTAGGCGCTAAAAATGTTAACGTTGCGTTTCCAATTGTTACTACATCTCCAACTTTAGGTACAGTCATTTGTATATTTTTGCTCTTTAAAGCATTTAGCATATTGCTAAAAGTTTTTGTAGTAGTTGTAGCTTTTGGAGCATAGAAAGTTCCAATATTAAAGGCTTTTATTACATCATCCATACTACCTATATGATCCTCATGTGGATGAGTTGCAATTGCATAATCTATTGTAGTGATTCCAATTGATTTAAGATAATCTAAAGCTTTTTTATCACTGGTCCCCGCGTCAATTAGAATGTTCTTCCCATAAACTTGAATTAATTCTGAATCTCCTTGTCCAACATCTATATAATGTATCTTTAGATTTCCTAAAGTTTTTTGAGTTTCCGTTTTTGTTTCTGCAGTAGCTGCTGCTGTACTATTAGTATTACTTACTTGTTGGCTTTTCCCACACGATATTAGAAACAATGAAAACAATAAAGTTAGTACTAAGCTCATGATCTTTTTAGTTTTTGTCATTTTAATCCCCCTCTGCTTACTATTATTGTATATTATTTCTATATCGTGTCAATAATTATTAACCAATTATAACATATATTGTTTAGTTTATATTTCTTGACCTAAATAATTAGTTTATATTATAATAATTATGCAAAATGGACTGGTGGTGGCTTCGGCTACTGCCTTTTCAATTATTTTAAAATATTTTTGTGCATAAAAATAAAGCTAGGAATTTAATCCTAGCCTTTCTATTTTTTCAGTAAATTATTTTTAATTTTCTAAATTACTTACAGCATATTGTGCTTCTTCTTCAGTAAATTTTTCTCCTGAATCTGATACCAGTTGGTCATGTATAGCACTCTTAGACATGCTCATTTGGTCTTGATAAATTTTAGCTTTAGCTAATGCATTCTTTTTCCAATCTGCTTTTACATTATCTACAGCGTATTGTGCAGCTTCTTTAGGAAATTTCTCTCCGGCATCTGATGTTAATTGCTCATACAAACCCTTTTTAGATAAATTCATTTGGTTAGCATAAGTATCTGCTTTTTTTAAAGCTGACTGATATTCTTTAGGCACATTATCTTTTGTATCCTTTGTAGTATCTTTTGCGGTATCATTTGAAGTCTCTTTTGCAGTGTCTTTTGTGGTATCTTTTGAGCTTTCTTGCTTAGTATCTTCTTTTGGTTGTTGAGTGGAATTTGTTGTTTTAGAACTTCCACACCCTGCTAAACTAAATGTCACAAATGTCATTAACAAAAATGATATAATTTTTTTCATAATTCTATCCCCTTATTACTATTTTATAACAATATTGTATAATAATTATCATTTTTGTCAATAAAAAAAGAGCTAGGTTTCACCCTAGCTTTGAATTATAATTTAGTAATAAGTATTATACCGCATTACTTTATATCGTAAAACCAACTTCCCAAAGTTTCTTTTAATCCTAAACATTGGCTTATAGGCAAGTTTTGAGTTTCTATCCATACCCCTTTTTCATTCCCTCTAAAATAACACCTGACATCTTTAAAATATTGAAGTACGTAATCAGCATCAACACCATTAAAAGTATTATCGCCTTGATAGCCATTAGGTAAATAATTTGTAACTACATATCCAGTGGTTTTATTTAATATTCCTTCATTGAACTCATTCATATCACAATCAGTACTTATTCCGCTTACGTATCCTGTTTCGCTATATTGGTGACCTACTCTATTAGTAAAGAAATTAGAATTTAATTTCCATGGAGTATTGTTATAATTTGCTTCCCATAATGGATAATCTGCAATTCTATTATCTAAGTTATCCATAAAACTAGTGTAAGTATAGATACCAATTTGCATATTAGATAACTCTTTAAATTTAGCAATAAATCTTAAAATATAATCCATTAATCCATCAAAATTAGTTTCTACATCTAGCATTGGAATTAGATCACTAGCTTTATCCTTTATAGAATTATAAAAACTATTAGCCTGAGTTTCTGGCGCACTAGTTCCGACTAAGAAATGATAGAATCCAGTCTTTATACCTGCATAATGTGCATTTGAATAATTGGCAGTTAGATAACTATCTGTAAAAGTTGTTCCTTCTGTGGCTTTAATATAGACAGCTTCTACTCCTGCTGCTTTTACCTGGTTAAAATTTATATTTCCATTGTGATTACTTACATCTATACCTTTCATTTATATCTTCCTTTCTATAAAAAAATAAGAGCAACCTATAAAGGCTACTCTGAAAACTAGGCTATTGTTTGTTCTGCATCTTTTGTTACATATTGTGGTTGTTGGTCTTCTGCTGGTGCAATAACTAAAGCTTGTACTTTGCTTAATTGATTTGTTAATGCTGCCAATTCAGCTTTTAAATTCATGTTGTCATCTTGTAATTGCTTAATTAGTTCAGAATTATCTACAACTGCAGCTTTCCCTTGATTTATTTCACCTGCTATTGCTTGCCTAATTTCTGCTACGTCATCTTGGCTTAGCTCTGGAAACTTAGCTAATAACAATTTATCAAATTCATCTGCCTTAGATAACACCTTTTCTTCTACAGTTTTGCTTATTCTAAAGTTTTCATCTACTATGTTCCAAATAGCTTTTCCTACAGTAATATAATTTTTATTCTTTAATACAGTTTCTTCTAGTCCACTTTTAATTAACTTACTTTCTAATACCTTAATTATTAATCTTAATGCTGTTCTTATCATTTTACATACCTCCAATTATTTATTAAATATTCCTGTTTGAACTGCATAAAAAAAGAAGCTTATTAAAGCCCCTCCAATTGCAGTTATAAACCACTTCATCATACTGGTTAAGTTTTTAAGATTTTCACATAAGTTTTTAAGTTCCGTCTTTAGCTCTCTTCCATCCTGTTCAAGTTTATCGAGCCTATCCCCATGATTATTAAGCCTTTTGTCATGAGTTTCTATTTTGTCTCTTATTAATTCTTCATTCATATTACACCTACTTTGTTTCAAATTTTATATAATAAAAGCACCTACATCTCTGTAAGTGCCTTTTAGTTCATTTACTGTTATAAACGATTCTAATATTTATTTTTTATAGTTATTATTTGAATTTCTAAAATTTTTAATTTTATCTTATTTATAATTAATCATATGCTTATAGAACTACATTTGCAGGTATTTTTATTGTTACTGTCCCTCCTGGTAGAATATCACCAACATTAACTATAATATTTTTAGACGTAGAACTTGGATCAATTTTACCTTGAGTACTTGTTACACCATTAACTACAAAATCAATATGATTAGGGGCTGGATCATTTACTACTACTGCTTTAGCCGTCTTTGTACCAGTATTAGTTACTACTATAGTATAAGTAAAATTATCTCCTACCCATACGTCCTTTACATCTGCTGTTTTAACTACACTCAATGTAGTATCAGCTGATCCATGAAATATAATTGTAACATCTCCACCTGCATTATTAGTGTTATCACCTTTTGCATGAGCAATATTAACTATACTCTCTGAATCTGTTGGATCTGGATTTGGGTTAGTCCCCTTTGCTGTTACAGTTACATTACATGATGCACTTAGATTGCTTCCATCAGTTGTGGTTGCTGTTATTGTGCAATTTCCTTCTTTCAGCGCATTTACTTTTACAACTTTCCCGTTAGTTGGGTCTACTTCTATTGTTGCTATTGAAGAATCACTTACTGTCCATGTTACACTTACAGCTTCAGGTGTTGTTGTAGCCGTTAGTTTTCCTGAATCACCCTCTGTTAAATTCATTGATGATTGATTTAATGTTATTGAATTGCTTCCATTATTCCATGTTCCCCATGCGAATTCTCCACCATATACTCCAATATTAGCTTGTGTTTTATCCGGATTTGTTCCCGTACCAGCATTTTTCCATCCATCTGAAATTACACTATAGCCGTTATCTGAAAAACTTAAATTCCCTAAACATGTAGTGGTAGTAGTATATGCATTTTTATTTATAGCACAATTTAACCACTTAGTGTAATCTGTTCCAGACATAATATATGTTTTTTGAAAGTTATCTGGTATTATGAAACTACAATTATTAAATTTTACATTTATATCTTTGTTTCCATAACAAGGTGCTGGTGCTTTATCAGTTGCTATAAACAAACAATTGTAAAAATTTCCATATTGTTGTGTATCCATATCAAATCCATTTCCAACTAATGCGCAACTATAATTTGTAGCTCTATTACCTGCAGTATATTTAAAAATTATGTTATAAACACTACAATCAACGTTAAAGGCTGCGGCATGATTGTCTCTTACAGTATTTTTAGTACCATCTGATACTATAATTGTACCATTTGGCTCTCCTATAAATGATAACTTATGTTTAGTTTCATACAATCCATTCCCTGTTGTGCTCAAATTATAAGTACCTTTTCTTATATATACTGCATTTCCATCAACAGCTACAGCTTGTGCCCTTGGAATTGATTGGTATGGGTTTTCTGTACTTCCATCCCCAGTTGTATCATTTCCATTAATTCCATCAACATAAATAATTCTGTTAAAGCTTAAAGTTGTATTATTAATTTTTATTTTTTGAGTCGTATCTGCAGCCAATGTATTAGTAATACTTCCTATCATCATAGAAAATACTACCAAAAACATTATATTAAATTTTTTAAAATAGTTTCTCATTTATCATTTCTCCCTCTAATCTCTTACATTTCGAACATGTCCATTAACCATTCTAATTCCTATATTAGTAAATTCCAAGAAAAATCGTAATACAAATTCCTTTATATATTCAAAATCAAGTAATTTTTTACAAATATAAATATAATACTTCTAAAAGCATTGTTTTTAAATAAGCAATAAAAAAACACCATATTGGTGCTAATCTATTGCTTATATTCTTTTATTTAGTACATTATATTTTCCTATTATGCAGTATTTATTTTAAATATAAATAATGTAAGCACCCTTTCGGATGCTCTTAATTCTTATACCTAAGTTCTAATCTCAGAAATTTTTGTTCAATATAATTATAGGTAAAAATTGATATTACATATGTTATTGGTAATAATACTAAAAATAATATATTCCCTGTAATATATCTACCAATAAATTGTAATAAAAAGTAGTGTATTAAATACATGCTATAACTTACTTTTCCACAGCTTCTTAATACCACTACATTAAATATTCTAGATATTATACCACCTTGATTAATTGTTACAGTTAATATCAATATTCCTGCCAAAATTGCAAAGAATACTGGATAAGTCCATCCTAAATAATCTACTGTTGGGAAAATACCTATTAATTCTTTATAGTATTTTGCAGAAAATATAAATACAAGCAAAATTAAAACAGATACATAATTAAGACTACACTTAATATATTTATTATCTTTAATATTTCTAAGTAAGTTAGATTCACTAAAGTAAGAAATAGCAATTCCAATAAGAAATACAGAAATATAAAATACTGCTTGCTTTCCATTACCGTTCAAATAAAAAATATCTGTTGTTAAAAATGTATTTAATAGCAAACTTTCTATTAATATAAAAATGCTAATTATTAAGTTAGAAAATTTCAAATTTTTAATTAACATATAATTTATATAGAAAATAATAGGGCATATGAGATAAAAAAGCATTTCTTGCTGAGTGCTCCATAAATGTCCATTTGCTTGAGTAAATATTAGGTGTTTAAATATAGATTTTTCATTACCAATAAAACTTGGTAAAAATATTACAAATGTAGCAACAATAATATAATACATAGGTACTATTCTTTTTAATCTACGTATATAAAAATTACTAAAATATTTTAAATTAATTAATTCTATTTTCGCTACAAATGGTTGGGCTAATAAAAAGCCACTTAATACAAAAAAAATCCACACTCCAATGCTGCCTTGTCCACTTAAATTTAATGCATTAGTATGACTGACTATAACTAACAATATAGCTAGTCCTCTTATACCATCAAGCGCAGGAATATTTTCTCTTTTAAATTCATTATTCATAAATAATTCTCCTTTGATAAACCTAATTATAAAACAGATAGTAAAGTTTATCAATACTGTTAATTCGTTGTACTTACAATATCAGTATTAGCTATTTCAGCAACTTGGGTTGTATCAACACTATCCTCCAATGTTACAATTACTTCACTTCTTATTGGATTTTTATCTTCTTCATTTTTATAAGGTGTACTTTCCACTAATAATGGTGTTATTCCATTAGCTATTAATTCATCATTTAGTTTGCATGGATCTATATTGTTAAAAGTCAATTTCATATTAATCACCTACCTTTTGTACACTTAATGTTGGACTATATAAACCACTTTTTGTTACATTCAACGAACTACCACTATTTTGATATGCAGTTAATTCAATATAATCATTTACATTTAAATAAACCTGTGCTAGAGCTTGCATAATCATTGAATCACTTATAGCCCCTAACTTTGATACTCCAATATAATTCGTACCATTTATTCTAATACACGCTTGTCTTGTTCCAACACTATTACTATCCCATCCAATAGCTCCAACAATATTATAATTACCAGCCTTAAGTATAGTTACTCTAGTATTGTTAACCGTTGTGCTATGCATATTTTTTGAGTCTCTCACATTTGTATCAAATGGTATTGCTGTCATTGTTGAATTTGCTATAGTAATATTTAATGAATTAGTAACATTGCAGTTATACGCCCTATCTGACAATGACGTAGTATTAGCATCTGTTGAAGCTTTAACTTCATTTATCGCTCCTTTGATTGTTTGGTCTGTAGTTGTTAATGTTGCTGTTCCAAGAAAGAATGCTTTGAGTTTTGCCCAAGTAGTATTCCTCGTATTTCCATCCTGTTCTATCAATGCTAGGTCCGTATCTTTTGGATCTACTGTTGGTTTATCGCTTATTTTCCATCCCATTTAAATCATCTCCTATCCTATAAATTCAAGATTATTTTCGTCCACCAAATAGTCTCCATTTTCGTCTTCAAGATTACTAATAGACATTTTATTAATTAGAAAAAACATTTGCTGTATTATCTGCCAATTAGCATTATTCTGTAACTGAGCTATAACATTTTTACCATCTGATATTGTAATAATTAAATTATTATTTAATGTAGTTCCATTTGCTATATCTGCTTTCAATACTACATCTAGAGCATTTCCAGTAGTTATATCATCTTCTAACCTTTCTGCTACGCTTGTACCTGTTGCTATATCTGTTTCAAGTCTACTTGCAAGAGTTGCTCCTGTATTATTTAAATTAGTTAATGTACTTTCATGTTGCAAAGCTAATTGATTTTGCAATGCTAAATTATCAGCATTATCATTGTAGTTATCTATAAGCTTTTGAATCTGCTGCAAGGTTTCTATCTGGTCACTAGATTTAATAACAATATTAGTACTTGGATTTGGTTTTACTTCAAATGTAAAAGTATTAGTTATGTTAGTACCATTAGAATCTGATATCTCAACAATTCCCTCAACATCACCAATCCCAAGAGTTGCCTGTACGTCAAAATTAACTACAAACTGGTTCCCTGTTACACTTTGAACTATCTTTTCAACACTATATCCATCCGGTTTTTGTAGTACTATATGCATTTTCTGACCTGTTAAATCAAGGCTTGCAGACCCTTGAAATATTTTTATAGTCATAGCTAATGTATCGCCCTTACGTATATTCTCATAAAGGCATTTACCATTAGCATTTGTTGTGTCTATAGATAACTTTATAGGCTTTTGCATGTTATCCCTCCTTCCTTTTCAGGTAAAATAAAAAGAACCTATGCTTTAACATAAGTTCTTGATTTATATAATTATTTAATCCAAACTCCATCAGGCCCTATCTTATATCCGTCTGGTGTAGTTGCATCATGCATCATTGTTCCATCTGAATTTAAGTAGTACCATTTGCCATCTTTACCTTCTAACCAGCCAGTTTGCATTACTCCAAATTTATTTAAATAGTACCAATTATTGTTTAAATTTACCCATCCAGTTTGTATTTCTCCATTAACATTAGAGTAAAACCAATTACCTTCATCATTAATCCAACCTGTTACAACATCACCGTTTTTTAAAAAATAATCATGTTGAGTATCTTTGTCGTACCACCAACCATTAAAATTATCTTTTTTCATTGTTTCTCTATTTAACGCACTTGCTCCAAAAGATGTTATAACCATTAAACTTACCAAAATTGATAAAATTCTAATTTTCATTTGACATTCCTTCTTTCTTTTTTACTTAAATTATATATATCTTGAAAGATCTGTCAAATATTTTTCCATCAAATTAATCCTTGTTCTTGTAGAATGTGTTTGACTGCACCTGTAAAAGTATAATCATTTATTCCCATGCTAATTTGAAATTTAGAATCACTTATTGAAAATTTACTTAAAACTTCTAAATTATCAAATGTAATTTCCTCCATATTTCTTAATGCAGTATAAAAATAGCTTCCCTTTTGAAGTGCGGGGTTATCAAGCTGTAGATCTTTTAATTTTACATATCCATCATCACCTAACCATAAAACTATAGCACCACTTGCGTTTTTTATTTTAAATCCGCCATTTTGCACAGTTAAGCCACCAGCATCAAACGTACATGTGTGAGATCCTGTTGCATCTTTAATCGCTTCAACTACACTATCGACATTCTGCTCTATATAAGAACCAAATTCTCCCTTGCTTACTTTAGATTGTATTTTATCTTCTAAAATATTAATTGAAGACTCTGTATCTTTCTCCAAATTAGTTACACTTAATTCAATAGAGTCTGCTCTAGCTTCCATTGTAACTTGAAACTCTTTTGAATCTTTCTTTACCTTTTTTATATCCTTGGTATTTTTATCTGACTTAGTATTGGCTGTATTTGCTTTTGTTGATATTGATGAAATAGTCTTTGCTATATTCGTTTTCTTATTTCCTATTTCAATTTCTGCAATTTTACCTTCCCCATCATTTGCTAAAGCATTATATTTTATTTTTGTAACTCTGCCTGTAGCTGTTATGTTAGCTTTATAATAATTTATATTTACGCTATTGCCTAATTCGCATTTTTCTAACATTGAAATATTCTTATATTCTTCAGTATTTTTTAAAAGTATAAAATTAATTGTATTATTTATTGGTAACTTGTCTATACCTTCATCAAATTTCTTTTGAGCTCTTTCTCTAAGTTGATCATATACAATATTTAATGCTTCTTGAGTATCATCTACTAAAGAAACATCATCACAAACAATCTTTTTATAATATTTACCTAGTGTAGCAGCATTAAGAGAATATATTATCTCATTATTAGGAAGATAAACTCCATCATTGGAGCACATTATTAGAGCCGTAGCAAAGTTATCTAAGTCTAAATCACTTATTTCCTGCTCTAATTCTTGTAGATTCTTATTACTACTTATTTCAAAAGTATTATCTGAACCTCTTTCATCAACAAAATTAATTTCCTTATTGCTATAAACTATTTCTCCTCCATATGCTGCTTGTACACTTTGACTATTCCCGAGCAATCCTTCTAATGGAGATACATAAGAAACATCTAAATAATTGATAACCTTGCCTGTCTCTTCTTCCAATCCTAAATTTATCGATGTATTTGTATTTGTGTCTAAATTGCCAACATGATAATCTTTGTGTTCAACACAATTTGAAAGTATAATACCAACAGCTTCTTTTCTAGTCTTTCCTGCTGGTACCTCAACACCTAAAATAAAATCTTTCATTAAATCAGCTCTTGCAATAGCCTGGGCATAGATGGTTACTTCATTATTTCTGGTATTTGGTTTTCTAGTCCTTATCTTAAAAAGCTGTTCTCCCCTTGTATCTGTATCGCTTATAGGACATTTTATAATGTTTCCTATAATTAGATATTGTGATAATTGTTTTCTATCATTCAAAGTATAAACTAAATCTAAATTAAAGATTCCATCTACACTTTCAGTTACTATTGCACTTTTACATTCACTTAAAATCCACATATTATGCTCAAAGTTAGTTTCATTTTTATCAAATAATCTTATCATTATAAACACCTCCAATTAGGAATTATATCTACCTTAGTTACTCCTGTTCCTGTCCAACTCACATCATTCTCTCCTATATCTAAAAATGGGAATTTTCCTGTCATATATTGGCCTTTGTTTTCTAAAACACCTCGTAAATCACTATCTATAGTTATGCTTCCACCTACTATATTTGTAATATTAAAGGCTCTATTATTTATAGTGAAAGTGCATGATCCTGTGCCATATATAATTATTTTAGGCAAACTAACATAACTCGCCTTACTATTATTTAAAGTTGTACCACTGGTCAATGTTATAGCTTCTTTCCCTTCAAGCAGATATCCAAATGGCTGACAGTAAAACTGCATCAAAAGGTTATACATTTGGTTCTCTATTACTTGGCTTATAGGCACAACATTATTAATTCTCGCCTTGTAATATCTATCTGGAATATTGCCAAATATAACTTCACCAAAGCCCTGTAACCAGCTAGCGACATTTAAAGGATTGTTGCCTATATAATCAGCTTCAACTTGTTTTGTATCAGCTGTATATTTCTTGAATTCCGTAAGTGTTCCATCTCTATCTTCAATATCTACATCATTTACTACAGGTGTACTTAATTGAATAGGAGGAAGAGAAATAATTTTTAATCCTTCATTCTCAGCAACTCTACCATTCCAAATTAATGTTTTTTTCACTCTATCCCCTCCTAATACTTTTGATTCTTTTTATAGTAAAACCCTACTTCATTCATCCATTGTTCTGTACTTTGGCCTGTATATAAATTCAAGTTCTGAATAGGCATATTAAGTGACCTATCATTATGCACTACTGAGTTACCCTCATTATTTCTTGCCATATTGCCTATAAGTAACGATTGCATTTGAGCTTGTTGAGCCATTACGGCGGATCTCATTGTCGCTACTTGCTTAGTTATTTCAGATTTTATAAACTGCTCGGACTGCATGTGATTTTTAATAGCAGCGCCTTTAGAAACATAAGCAACTGCATTATCTGAATTAGCGATTTCAAACTTATTATCTTCATCTACGTTATATAATCCGGCATGAGGATTATAACTTGTGCCACTTGCATAACCTGTAGTACTTGCTGAATTATTTCCACTACTTCTAATTGAAATTAACTCTCTAACTGCTTCTTCTGTTGATGTTTGTTGTGAATTTAAACCATTAATTAAAGAATCAGCTAAGCTCTGCCCTGCATCCTGCCATTTTTGAGCATAACTATTTAATAATTTAACTAATTCATCATTACTTGATGTTAATAGAGTATAACGAGCCTGTGCATTCAAAGAATCCTGTTCCAGCAACTTATCATAATATTCATCAGTTGCTTTTAATTCCTTTTCTTTAGCTTCTTTCTTAGTATTATATTCTTTCTCTAATTTCTTCTTTTCATCTTCTAAGTCCCAAGAATCTTCTTGTTTAGAAAGTTCCTTCTTAGAATCTTTTATTTGTAATGCATACGCTCTTTTATCTGCTTCACTAGCTGTATTATTCATTTTTGCAGTTAATACAGCAATTTTATTACCATACTCGTCTCTTGTATCATTCCTTGAATTTTCTGTTGATTTCTCCTCAAGAGCTGCTAATTTCTTATTGTATTTATCTTGGAGCTTAGTTAACTGATCATTAATAACTTTTTCTGCAGCTGTCTTTTCCTTTTCAAGCTGATTTTTAATAGCTGTTGTAGTTGCCTCAGCTATTTTGGTAAGTGTATTTTTACTTTGCTCTGCTATTTCTTGCTTCTGCTTTGCTGTATTTTTTGCAACTTCAATTTCAAGCTCTGCAGCTTGCTTAGCTGTTTCAACTGTCTTTTCTGCATAGTCCTTTTGTCTTTGGTATTCATCATCGCCTAAAGCCTTTCTTTCATTGCTTGTTAAGTTATTAAGCCTATCAAGTTCAGCCTTTGCATTAGCATAAGCTTCATTATTATCTACGCTCATTATATTGGCGTTATCAACAGCATACTGTGCTTGCCTTATCTGTTGTTCAAGTCCACTAAAGCTTCCAGTAGTAGAATTCATTTGATTGATAAATCCCTTTGCCAACTTCTGATTTAGCTGTATACCATTTTTAGCGCTTTCTTTTGTATTACTTGAGATATTCCCCAACAAATTATTTTGCGAGCTCATAGCACTAAGTAATTTGTTAACAACAACTCCAAAACGACTATCTACAGCATTAGAAACATCTTTTTTCATTGCATTAACGCTAGAGCCGTGGTCTAGTATTCCAGTTCCACCGCCTAGATAATATAGTTCATTTTCACCTGTAGACATTTCCCAACCATGCTCATCTTTTGTTATTAAACTATCACTACCTCCACTAGTACCAGTATATTTCTTTTCTACATTTGGGGCGCTAGCAGCAACAGAAATATCTCCGATAAAGGGTAAATACTGCTTTAAGTTTTCCCATCCCTTAAATATAGCTTCAAATAATGTCTGATGATATTCTGGTACTTTATTAACTGTACCAGATAAATTATCGACTGCTCCAGCTGTCTCATTTGCATTGGTTGTTGTGTCTATATTTTTACCTAATGGTATGTTATCAACTGATTGCTTAACACCATCTAAGTCCTTAACTGTGCCATCTGAATTAGTTTCAATCTTGATTGGATTACCATTTAAATTTAATATTCTATAGGTTGTTCCATCTGTAGCCGTCTGTAACTCTCCTAATTGAGCTATAACTTTACCATTACTATCTAATAATTCACCATTTGAATCAACAGTTGCACTTTTAGTATTATCTAATGACTGTTTGATTTTTTCATAAGCTTGTGTAATATCCTGTGCCGAGCCTTTAGCATCTTGAGCCCACTTTTCACTATAGCCACCAATCTCTCCGGTTGCTTGACCATAAGCTGCAACTATGTCACCACTAACTTTATCTACTGTTACATATACATCTTCAAATCCACCAGTACTTACATTCTTTAATCTATACATACCACTCTGAGTGATGTTTGTAAGGCCTGTATAAGTAGACTCCATCTTTTGTAAAATTTGATTTCTTTCTTTATCCTTATTGCTTAATACTTCACCAGTATACTTATTTAAGGTTCCTACTAATTTAGGATTTTCTCTCTCAATTGTTGCAATACATTCTTTCCATTGATCTTCTTCTGATTGATTTATCTTATTTTTCTTCTCAGTAAATTTATCAATCTCTTTTTGAGTTGCCTCGGCTTCGACTCCGCTTTGAGTTTCTAATAATTTTTTTAGTCTATCTATGTTAACATCATAATCCGTAGCAGTCTTTATACGTTGCTCATCTAATTTACTTTTTTGATCTTGGAGTAATTTTGATGCATCAGCACCGCTTAAATTGTTAGCTCTGTTAGCAAATTCGTTTTTCAAATAACTTTGTGCCTGCTCATTTTCTGCTTCTTTTTGTGCCGCAAGTTCAAGCTGATGGATCTCTATATATCTATTTTTTATATATTGCTTTTCTTCATCTGTTAAGTAACCACGTTCCTTTATGCCATCTATATATTTTTGATGTATCTCTTGCTGGTCCTTTGTGACTTGATCAATTTGAGCTTGACTAGATTTGCTAAGTGAATCTAAAACTTGTTTTTCAGTATCATCAATAGTGCTATCATCGCTCATAAAAAGCTTAGACATTTCGCTTTGTACTTCTGTCTGTCTTGATTTAATAGTCTTTATAGCTTCATCACATAGAGTATCTATCTTTTGATTAAATTCCTTTGTTTCATCATCACTTATTGCATTATCAAAATTTATATTAGATAGAAATAAAGAAAATTCTCCAACCGACTTAGTAGCATCTTCGACACTTTTTTTAAATTGTTCACTTACATCACTACCAAAATCTTTATATGCTAGTCCGGCTTCCTGAAGCTCCTCTTTTGATTTAACGGTATTTCCAGTCAAAGAATTTATCACTCTTTCAAAGACACCTAAATCCTCTGCGCTTGTATCAATTGATTTTGACATTATGTCATTAGCTGCAGATACTGTTCCCATAACCGCTGCTAAACCTGCAACACCAGCCGTTACTGGTCCTAATACTGGTGCTAACTTGCTTAAAACTGCAACTGTTTCACTTACTTTTTCACTCTCTGCTACAACTGTTCCTAACCCAAGTATTTGCTTTATCCCACCACTGACTTTAATTAATCCGCCTATACCACTTGTTAAACCGCCTATTAATTTTAAAAGTGGTCCAGCTGCTGCAGCTCCCAAAAGTAACTTAGCATAAAATTCTTGTTGTTCTGGTGTTAACTTTGAAAATTCATTTGCTAGATCTTCGATATCGTTAGCTATACTTGTTATTGCTGGTGCGAAATCCTCTTCAACTTTTATTGCTGCTGTTTCTAAGCTTCCTGTCATCTGCTCAATAGCACTTTTGCTATTATCTTGCATAGTTTTAGCCATATCTGAAGCTGCGCCATCTGCATTTTTATAACTTGCTGTTAAATCATCTAGTTGACTTGAACCTGCATCAACTAAAGTTAATAAACCAGACATAGCTTCTTGTCCGAAAATCGTAGCAATATAATCTTGCTTCTGTTGGTCTGTCTTACCCTTTAGTGATTTAGTTAAATTACTTATAATTCCACTTAAAGGCAACATTTTACCTTGAGCATCAAAAGCTTTAAACCCTATTAGTGCCATTGCATCTGCTGCTTCTTTAGCTGGGCTTGCAAGTCTAGTCAATATACTTCTTAGCGTAGTACCAGCCATAGTTCCCTTGATACCACTATTAGCAAGTATTCCAATAGCTGCGGTAGTCTCTTCTAAGCTTATACCTGCTGCATGTGCTGCTGGAGCTATAAACTTAAGTGCTTCTCCTGTATCTCCGACTGCTGCATTTGTTGCCGCTGCATTTTTAGCTAATACATCAGCTACATGTCCTGCTTTATCCGCTTCCAATCCAAATCCACGTAATGTTGAAGCTGCAATATCAGAACTATTAGATAGATCTTCTCCGCTACTTGCTGCAAGGTCTAACATACCAGGCATAGCTTGCATTATTTCTTCAGTAGAAAAACCTGCACTAGCTAGATTCTCCATACCTTCGGCTGCTTGTTTTGCACTAAAGGCAGTATCTGCACCTAACTGAAGTGCTTGATCGTGCAATTTAGTAAACTCTTCTCCTGTAGCTCCACTAATTGCTTTAACTCTAGACATTCCAGAATCAAAATCCATACCGACTTTTGCAGCTGCAGCACCTAATCCAACTATAGGCAAAGTAACTCTAGTGCTTAATTTATCGCCTACATTAGAAATTTCTTCTCCTGCTTTAGTTATGCCCTTACCAATATCTATATTTTCTAAGCTTTTCTTAACGTTTTTACCTGTTTCTTGTGCTTTCTTATCAACTTTATCTAAGGATTTAGTAATAGACATACTGGCACTAGAAAAATTGCCATCCAAACCATTAATGGCATCTTTAGCAGAATCTAAGCTTATCTTTTTATTATTTAAGCTATTTAGTTTAGTTTCTAACTTAGTAACACTAGCCTCTGCTTTTTCCATTTGGCTAGCTATTTTATTTTGATCTTTTACATTTGTAGCATTCTCATAAGCTTTCTTTAAATTCTCTAGTTTTTCTTTCTGCTTATCTAATTGAGTGCTAGTTTTTTCTATTGCTTTATTGGACAACAATTGGAGCTATTATTTTGCTTGTTCTAACTTAATTATATTACTGCTATCAGACACTTCGTTGAGTAGTGTATTTATATCAGCCTTATCTTTATTGCTGTTATTATTGTCTTTATTCTCAGTGGTCTGCTCTATCTTATTTGTTGGTGTTCCATATATCCTATTCAATCCATATATAGTAGCGTCAAGCCTGTTCTTCTCTGACTTACCTGTTAGTGCTATCCTTATTAGATTGTCCATTAGCGACTTAGCATGACCATTCATCTCTACATCTGCTAGGTTTTTAATGATAGTTTTATACTCGTCAAAGGCAGCCTTAAACTCCTTATTCTTCAACCAGTTATCAATTGTCTGTCTTGTAACACCTACCAACTTACCTGTATCCGTTTTATTCTCACCGTTTGCGAGCAATTCAATCGCTTTGTATTGTTCATCTGATAAGCGTTTTTTATCTACTTCCATAGTCTTAACCTCCTTTTACGCTTTTACATTTGAATATTGAGTGTTTTAACTTTAGATTTATTACACTAAGAAGGGGTACGGTCACTAGGAAATATATATTATTTATATACGTCCTACTCAGCGTACCCCCTCTATTAAGTTCTTAGTGTCAATATAAAGTTTATTATCTTTGTTAACCTTATACTTTTTGATCTTATAATAATACTTGTTTTCTATTGTGCTTATTATTACTGCTATCTCTCCACTGGATAATTGTAATTCAGTTAAACTTATTTCACCTTGGATATATTTCTCCTGGAGCTTTCTAAATGCATTAATGTAAGCTTTGTTTCTCCAGAAAGATTTATATTCTTCTTGAGACACTTGAATTAATTGCCCTTGGTCCTTATCTAACCTAAAGTAATAATAACCATCCTTTGATATTATTCTTTTATCCTGTAGAGTGTTATCCCACTTAATAACAGTATTCTTATTTATATTAGCTTTATTTGCTATATCTTCTATACTGTTTGGTTCTTCTTTAGTTCTTATATTGAAGTAATCAATAAAGTTGTCAGCCTTTTTAACATTGTACGTTTTATTTATTATATACTTGGTTTTACATTGTTGCAGCTCATACACTGTTTTATTATTCTGAATATACTTTCTGATTAACTTATATCCTTTTTCGAGTAATCTTTTATCTAATGTCTTGCGTCTTTCTATTTGCTTAAGCGCATTAAGATTAACTTCTAAAATACTTTTAAGTTCATTCCTTGAGACTTTCATGTTCTTCTATCACTATTTTTAAAACATTCTTCTATCTCTTTCTTACTATATGGATAATAATATAAGGTCATATGTTCACAGCCTTTTATATTGCACTCTTTACATAGACTAGGAGACTTACTACACTCCACTTGTCCTTGGTTATTGAATTTTAAATTTAGGATTAGTTTCTTTTTCATGTGATAGTCTCCTTTCTGTTTTATTGAATTAAAAAAGAACCCTATTTGTTAGAGTTCTAAAATATAATTTATTTCGCTATTTGCCTTTATGTTTTAAAAATTTAGTTATACGAGCAATATATTGCTAAAGCTATAAATATAAGAAATATAATTAAGTAAGGATTTTACTTAGCTTTTTCTACAATGCTATAACTCACATGTAAATCTTGAAGCTTTGACACCAACTTCCCATCATTGATATTCGCTGTACATAAAATTTTGTTCTTATACTCCGAATTATTTTTGGGGATTATTTTAATATTGTCTTCATTTATTACAACTTGTGAAATTTCATTTTTATCTAATAAATTAATAAATTCGTTATAGCTAATTTCTTTCTCCGTAGTAGCCTTTTTAGGAAAATTATATGCAACTGACAATAACAATAATATTACAAAAACTACACTAATAATTTTAACTGTTTTTTTATCCTTCATAATTTTATCCCCTTCCATATAATATAATTATACAGAAATAGGCAATTCCCTTCAATAAATAAAAATAATATAAAAAATACCCCATATCGACTACATATCGCTCAAGTATAAACTTAAGCCTTCATCTTTACAGGGTATTTAAATAAAAAGGTTATCAATTATGAGAGGGCTGTAAATTTCCTTTTGAGGAATTCTTTACAATACTATTCTACCTCATTTAAAACTAAAAATTATTCGTTTTTTATTCCAATATTATTCCACCAAATCACGCTCTTTTAGCATAACCACATAACCTACATGTGCAAAATTTTCCTTGTCCTACTTCACATACATCTTCATCGTCTTTTCTGTGACCTTTACTATTACAGTTTGGACATTCTTCTAACTTATTACAGAAACAAACACTTTCTTTATCTTTATAATATATTATACACTTCATATGCGAACCTCCGTTCGTATTATTTTATTCTATTGTATAATAAAAGCACCACACTTACAATAAAATGTGATGCTTAATTTATTAGTATAGTGCAGTATTTTTAACATAAAAAATACCGCAAATTCATTTCTGAATAATACGGTATTTATAAACGCAATAATTTCGTATAAATAATTATTTTTCCTCTTGATTGCCAGATCTATCACTTTTGCCTATCGCATAGCCAAGATAAGTAGTTATAACTGGTACGATAATCTTCCAAAAATCAGTAATCTGAGCATAATCCATTTTCCATGAAATAATAACAGTTCCAATTATGATTGAAAGCAAAAGCACAAAAGCATAAAAGCTTGGAGTAATTAATCTACATATTACTTCTTTTTTTAAACTATAATTATTTCTTTCCCTTTCAATTTGAATTTTAGGATTATCTTTTACTAGCTTATTTTTGTTTTGATTTAAATTATTCACTTTAGGGATACTAGGATTAAATTTAATACCGTTTTGGGTAATTTCCTTACTATTCACCCCTATTCCTCCTTCTCAAAAAAAGTATAGAATAGAGAATAAGAGGTATATGCTCTATTATCACCCATAGCATTAATACGAAAATTAGCATAAATTTCTTTTTCATTCAATGTCCCTAAATGAAAAGGCTCCATAGTGCCAAAATTTAATATTGTATGTGGATTTATAAATTTAACATTTAGTATTTTATTTTCAATAATCTCTAGATCAATTGAACCCTTATTTCCAGAATCATTAATCACACTAGCTCGTACAATAAAATCATCATTAAATATAAATTCAACTGGTTCCATAGCATATGACAAAAAAACACCATTATCTATTACTTTATAACCTTTACTCTTTATTTCCATAGATAAATCCCCCATTTCTAAATTGATCACATTTGAAATTATAACATGATTAGGGAGAATATTCATTATCTTTAAATACCGCATTATTCAATTTTCAAAGATCAATTTAAATTTATTACATATCCTCTAAAATTTTATTTTCTGCTGTTTCACTCCATAAAGGTATTGCGTTATCTATACGATTGTTTATAACCCAACAACCTTCTAACATTTCAACATATCCAGCTAAATCAGTATCATCACCCATAACAGTCCCCTTTTGACAAACTTTCATTCCTTCAAAAATCATATCTCCATCAATATCATTAATTTCAGTAAATTGGCCAACAGTATCTTTGTCTATTTCTACGTAATTGGGATTATTAACACTTATTCTTGAGTTTATATAATACTTATCATCTCCTGTTATAATGTCAGCATGAAAATACCCATAATGCCAAATACCTAATTTATCTTTACCTCTGAATAATATTTCTCTCATATTTATCACCCTTTCTACTTCGTACTTTCTACATATCATGAAACTTTGTTCCATTGGTCCCAATTTGCAATTAATTGTATTAACCTTCTTTTCTTCTTATTTATCTCTGATTGTGACCAGTTCATTGTGTTACCTATTTGCATTTCTCCCATTCCCTTTTCATATTTCATCTTAAGTAACTCTTTAAATACTCCTTTTATTGGTTCTATTGCATCTTTAATGTAACTAGCATCAAGTTCTATTTGATCTATCTGCTCTAAAATCTTTTGCTTTTCCATTTCTTTAGCGCATTTTCTTTTTATCATGTATTCTGTTAACTTCATGGCTTCTTTTTCTGCATAGCTTGAGCCATCACCAGAGCTTTGTACACGTTCCTCATATGATATAGGTTTTATTCCTGGTTCTATATTTATATTGCAGCTCTTTAAATCATTATCTATAGCTTTTATTTGCTTCTCTAGGAGATTTATTTTATTCTTTAATGAATTTATTAGCTTGTCCTTTTGGTAGTATCTACGCACCTTATTTTCTGTTTCTATGAATAGTTCTTTATCCATGTTTTACTCCTCTTTCATCTAAATTTACAAGATAAAAAGGCCACGGTAGTAAATAGATAATGTCAAAATTGGACATATCCATCTATTTCCCGCAGCCATTAAATTCTTAATGCTTTCCATCATATGATGGGGTACTTATTATTATTGTTTTTCTTATCTTTATCATATCATATGATAGTCCTTAATACTTGTGTTTTCAATAGTTCTGTTCTATTTATTATATATAATAAATATTATTTTATATACTTTTCTACAATGGATAATAGTCCAACACTTTCAGTATTTATCATAGTATATTTTGTCAGCTGTTCTTGTAATAAATCAACC